GAGAATGTGACTGTTTGAGCTGAGGCAGAGTCAAACTCTAGGATCTTGTAGCGGTCAGAGGTTAGCACTGTGTAAGAGGCAGCAGTAGAGGCAGTTAGTGTCACCTCGTTGCTGAGGTATAGGTTTACATCAGCAGCAGCTAGGACTTCACCAGCGGTAAAGGTTTTTCTTGGCATTGGTTTCCTTTTGTTCTCGTTTTAGTTTACTACTCGTAGGCAAGGCGGTCATCGTCTAGGACACCCAAAACAGCGTTGTCCAGGATAAAGATGGCAAAGTCAAGGCGTTCTAGGGCAAAGGTTATGTTCTTGCTGTTTGCTGTCCAGTCGTGGCTTATGCCGATGATCCTGACATACTGCTCGATGGCCGGTGGAATGTCGGAAGGCTCAAAGCGAACCTGCACAATGTCACCGATTTCGAGATCTAGGACTGCATCCTGGTTAGCTGTTGTCAGCGTGTCCATTACTACTGTCACAGCCTCAAAGCGGTACTGAGGTTCTTTGAATCTGGCAAGCAAGTAATCTGCTAAGAACTGCAACTCAGACTGGCTCGCGACAAGCAGGTTGCTCTGTGAGTAGCTTCGAGGACCATAGACAGTCTGCGACTCAGTATCAGAAGCCGAGGCCTCAAGGACAGGGCTACTAGCGTTGCTGATAAGGATGCGGTTGTAAAGGTTCTCAGATCCATAGACATTGTTTACGCTGGCAAACTGGATGCCCTGGTAAACACCAGCAACGACCTCATCGGTAAAGACTAGGTTAGGAGTATTCGGCACAGAGTTTCGCTCGCGGAATACGACCTTGCCATCCTTGCCAATAAACAAGTCACCAAACTCAGAGTTGCTTACAAGTTGCAGATACTCAAGCACTGAGGTTCCCTCAGCAACAAGGGCTCCCAGCATCGTTGAGTTGCCGGTGTCAATCTCTCTTTCGGCTGCTGGCCAGTCAACCTCGGGTCTGTCAAGCACAGCGTTCACGCGAGCACCTGAGAGCTGGGCAGTAGGGGTAAACTCCTCAAGCCCTGAGTTAGTCAAAGTCGAGAAGGCATCAGATACATCTATGCGAACCTGTGACCGGTTGCTTGGTGCGTAAACAATGTCAAAGTCATCTATAGCACCGATAAACACTGGCTGGTCATTGCAGGTGATTCTTACAGTTCGGCGAGGAATAAGCTGACCAAAGTAAGGGCCGTTGGGATACAAGGGGTCAAAGTGTCGGTCCGAGTTGTCAACAACTATGCTTGAGGTTCCAGCGTCAATACGATCTAGTGCCTGGTTCTTACCGCGAGCTGTGCTTGTCGCAATCAGTCTGTCTGAGATGTCAAAGAATCTCTCGCCACCAAGGGTAAAGCCAGTGTTGTCTAGAACACCTTTGATTGCGTCATCGAGGATAAAGGCAAAAGGGTCAGCCTGACCGAGGTTTAGACCTAGTTCAACTTTGACTGCTGGGGCTGGCATTACGCTCCCACAAAGACAGCACCAGAAGTACGCTCGTAAGACTTGATAGCCTCAACGATTGCCCTACCGATAGTCGAGCCAGAGCCAACACCGCCATTGACATTTATGTTGTAAACATTCTGTGGCTTGTTGTTTGTGTATTGGCTCATCTTGTTTAGTGGGATAACAGCTTCAGGTTGTCCTGCTTCTGCAAGGTTGGCAAGCACTCCACCTGGCTTTGGCATAACGATACCGCCAGTAGCAAGCCCAGGAATTGTGGCAGGTAGTTTTGCTGGTGTGTTCACTGGCACCTTTGGGATGACAACTGTTGGCACCTTTGGCACCTGAATCTTGATTGCCCCACCGGTGACAGATGACACGATTGAGAGTGCAGCGTTAGCAAGACTGATGACACCGTTTAGCCCACCGATGATTGTGTTGATAAAGTTCTCAAACCTTGTGGCTAGTCCGTTGATAACACCGATGACTAGGTTGCTGATTCCATCAAAGACAGCTCCAAAGAACTTGCCTACCTCAGCCAAGCCCTTCTGGATAGCTTCAAACAACTTGGCCCAGCCACCAGACAAGCCGACCAGGTAGTTGATCAAGATAACTGCACCGGCAGCCAAAGCTGCAACTAAGGTAATGACCTTGACAATCGGATTGGCGTTTAGGGCAAAGTTCACAGCAAGGATGGCAACAGCTAAAGCTCCAAAGATACCTGCAAGCACAGACACTACAACTGAGTTCTTAGCAATAAAGTCAAACAGTCCGGTGATAAGTGGGACAAGCTTTTCTAGCACCGGCAACAAAGCGTTTCCGATAGCTTCCTGCATCTCACCAAAAGCCACAGCCATCTTTGCCGAGCCTGTTGCAGTTGCAGCAGCGGTTCCACCGACCTGAGTTTCGATAGCCGAGAGAATCATGTCCTGAGCCTCTAGCATCTTGCCCGACTCAACCAGGACCTTTATCTTGTCCTTCTCTTGCTGAGTGAATGTCACACCAGCTCGGGCTAGGGCTGTGATTCCCTTGATAGGGTCTTGCAAAGCTTTACCAAGCTGAGTGGCGTTAGTTTCTGCCGAGCCGAATCCTGCTGCTGCCAAGTCAATAGCAGCTAGGGTAGCTCGATCCATAGCCCCACCCATGACATCGGCAGTCTGAGCTAGGTTCTTGAAAGTAAGTAGTTTGGCCTGTGTTGCCTTGATGACTTCATCGTCAATCGCGGTCTGCTTCATTGTTGCGTCTGCAAAGTCGCGTAGTCGCTTTGTCACTGCACCGGTCTGAGTTCCAAACAGGTTCATAGAGTCTGCAACGCTGGCAAGTCTGCGGTCAGCAACCTGGGCATCCTCGGCTGCTCTAAGGGCAGAAGCACCAAGGGCTGTCAAAGCCACAAGGCCAATCTGTGCAGCAGGAGCTAGAGATCTAGTGACTGCCCCAAGCTTCTCGATAGGAGTGTCGAGTCGCTTAAGTTCTCTCTGTAGCTTGCTGAATCCTTGAGCATTGAAGTTGCTCAGGATGTTGATTTTTATGCCGGCCATTATCGGTTCCCAATCACTTCTAGGTTTCTGTCAAGCTTGTCAAGGTATTGCTCGACACCCTGCAGGACATAGCCTTGGATGAATGGAACCGACTGCTCGGCCTCTGGGTAGATGTAGCGTGATGGGGCACCGCCAAGTGCCTTGATCATTGCCTGACCCTGAGTAGTGACAGTGTGCCTACGAGTGCCACCCTTCCAGTCGTAGGTTCGAGTTGTCTGCAAGCGAGTCTTACCCCCACCGCGACCTGCCATGTCAGCGATGCTTACTGCTGCACCATTTACAACAACCTGGAGAAGGGGTGTTGCACCATCCATGCCAGCTCTAGCATTACGGCCACTTACATTGGTCTTGGTTGTAGCAGGTTTCCATGAGGTTCTACCTGAGTGCCTAAAGCCTCGGATAGGTGCCATCATCGGGATGTTGCCCTGAATCCTGCGACCAAGGGTGTCACCGCCACGCTTCATGAAGGCTCGAATCTCAAAGAATAGGTCTTTGTCTACATCGCGGATCTCGGCAAGGGTTTCCCTAATGCCGTAGACCTCGACTGACATACTCTTTATCATTATTGCCTCATCTGTTCTGCTTTGCCCTTTAGATACATCTGCATCGTAAAGAGCATACGCTCGGACTCTTGTAGTAGAGCCGAGGGTGCAATCCCTGTTTCACAGGCTAAGTAAGCGATTAGGTAATGCTGGCTTGTTGCTCCCAGCCCCTTAATCTTTAGACTTTTGGGTCCACATCATCGCCTGAGATGGAATCTAGCGTTTCGACAAAATCCTCAAAAGACTTGTCGGTCTTTTTGGTTCTGCGGAGCGAGTTCCAGACGATGAAACTTAGGTAGGTTAGGCGAGGGTCCGACTGGATAGTCGTTATGGCCAAGTTGTATCTCTCCTCGAAGGCAATAAAGTCTGGGGTGCCAGTGACAACCTTTTCTTTATTACCATCCACAAACTCAACTATGAATGGGATTTGCATGGTCTTAGACTGTTGCCCTTGTCAATGCACCATTTAGAGGCCAGGTCACAGATAGCGTGGCAAGGTCACCAATGGTTGAGTTGAATGGGGAATACTGGGTCACAAGGTAAGTACCAGTAAAGGCAGGGTTGGTAGCACTTGTAGCGGTTCCTGCTGGGCGTACAGTCACTGTTGCGTTTGTGCCTAGCAGTGGGTAAAGAATTGTGTCAATGGCTCCTGCTCCAAAGTCCTGGTGGAACTCTAGGGTGATTGAGCCGGTCTGCAATCCTGCGATTGCTGTACGGAATGTTGCACCAAAAGCGGTAGTGTCCTGAGTTTCTACTTCAATCGGCAATTCAACCGATGCAAGTGAGGAACTAAAGTCTGTGCCGTTGATTGTGACATTGTAGTTTGTGGCGATGAACTTTGGCATTGTTTGTTTTTCTCCTAGTCGGCAAACACATCAACAGCGAACTCCGCTGCTAGGTATGTGCCTTCGTTTAGCTGGATGGGGGTGTAGTTTCTCATTTCAGTCACTCGGCAATCGTAGGCATTGCCACCAAGTGTCTTATCTGATTCTACTGCGTTCTTGATACTTGATGCCCCTGTGGATGAGCAGTAGTTGTCAAGTGATCGCTGTGCTGTTCTCTCATCGGCTCGGCCAACGATAACAACAACGACAAAGCTGTATTTGGTTAGACCCTTAGCCATCGCCTGGTTGTATTCAACTGTCACAGGTCTGACTAGGGCGATTGGTGGGTTGGGGTTGTCCGGCATCTCAGGGCTGGTTCTTAGCCCTACGATGGTGCCTAGGTTTGTGGCAATAGCTGTCCGTAGGTCGGTAATGCTTGCCACTATGCAAACCTGATTCTGCGTAGTGGGTCAACAAGCTGGGCAACATCTGGGTCAAGCCTGTTGCTGACTCGCATGATTCCAATGTCAGAGATACCGGCAACACCGAGTGGGCTGTCTAGTCGCTTGTAGATCCTCGATGCCTGGATGACTGTTGCCTGGGTGACTGAGATTGGGACTGCTGACCAACCCCAAACACCTGTGACCTGCACAGTTGCCTCTTGCTCAAACTGGCTGAATAGGTAATCTCCAACAGCTCTGATGCTTGTGAAAGGTGAGATAAGTCCATCAGCTCTGCCGTTTAGTGGCTCAAGCTGGTAGTCGGTTGCGGTCCAAGTAGTGTCAAAGGTGCTGTCATCATCAGTCATTGTCTTTAGAGTTGTCAGACTGATTAGATCGTCAATCTCTGTGACAAAGCTGTCGCTAGGTGTAAAGACTCTAACTGCCGAGCCGGATGAGTAGAAGTTGCGGTTGGCGTATCCGTCAATAGCCCTAGAGCCTGACTCGATAGCCATCTCCAATAGTGGGTCATCAACGCTGTCTGTGATTCTGAGTGCTGCTTTGACCTGAGCTAAGGTGGCGTAGCCGTTAGTAATTGCCATAATTGTCCTAGTCTATCCGCTGAAGCCGTATGCTTTTTAGGCTTCGGAGTGGGTCCAAAGGTGTGCTCGACTGTTGAAAGTTTGCTCATCCTGGCTAACAGTAGTTGTGCCCTTTTGGTAGGTAGCGTCTTGTGTAGCTAATCCCCAAACCCAGTGCAAGTGTTCAATTACTGACTCTAGGCAAGGGGTCCACTGGCCTCTGAACTTTGCTGTAGCAACAGCCTCGGTGTCTGTGTAGTTGTGAATGTAGCCCTCGTACAGGACTGCATCAGGGTCATCTATTGAACCCAGCTCGGCATACTCTCTAGTGATTAGGTAGTGAGTTGCGTGGGTGCCTCTAAGCACATCAGGGTTGTGTAGATCGTTAGTGCCGACAAAGCCAAAGTCTTTAGCAAGCTTTAGTATCGGTTCTGCCCAGCCCTGCTTGAATAGCAAGTCATCTGCTGCCATAAGGATGTAAGGCTCTTTGGTTTCTTTTATTGCTGTGTTGATTGCCCCTGCATAGGATGCAGCTCTTTTGTTTACGACTTTGTTAGAGCCGATGGCTTCGATAGCCTCAGCAGTAGCGGTGTCATGTTCCTCGATGATGAAGTAAGGCACTGCCTCTGGTGCTGTGTCTTTGAGGTTGGCTACTATCTCAGCAACTCTGTGGGGTCTGTTGAGTGTTGGTATTAGGACTGCAATCATGCTAAAACTCTATCCCAAAACTTAGCCTTGGCCCCGATGACAAGCTCTCTCAACACATCTGGGTCTTGCCAGTTAGGTATTGAGCTTATGCCGGCTAGGTCGTTGGTGTGTACCTGGCAACCCGACAAGACTGCCTCAACAACTGCTCGTGGCTCTGCATCAAAGCCTTGTGGCAGAAACACAAAGTGCTTGGCTCGGCTCATAGCCTCTAGGACTTCTGCCCTTGTCTTGTCGTGCATCATGATTAGCTTTAGGTTGTTTTGCTGTGCCCACTCGATTGCTTGCTCTGGACCCTTTTGCTGGTGCCATCTTGCAGCCCAAAGTGCAAACTCCTCTTTGGGCTTGGCTGTGAACTCAGTCGGATCTAGTGGCGAAACAACCCAGTCGCTTGCCTTTGGGTTAGTCCAAGATAGCTCTAGCTCTAGGTGTTTAGGTGTCCGGCACATAAGCAGTTTGGCTGAGTTGAATAGGTTGGCTCTTTCCTCACTTCTGGTTTGCAAGTGATGTACCGCCACAACTGGTTCTTTCTTTGCCAGCTCTGTCATTGCCTCTGCATCTAGCAGGTCTGTGCCGGTAATGACTATCTGGTCAAACTGCATCGCCTCACGCCATTGGTGTGGCAAGAATGTCTTCACCTCAACAGGTGCGTCATCGAGCAAAGTGGCATCGGTCATCTCTGCACCGCCGACAAGCTTTCCTTGCCAATACTCAGGCAGATGGTGGCTTATCCAAGCAATCACTTGAGTAGTTTCTTTAGCACCGGAACCCAGTGCTTATCCCAAATAGTTTCGATGTCAAAGTCTTTAGCAAAGTCAATAGCAACCTGTGATGGGCCTCGCTTGGCGTAGTAAGACTCTTTTAGGGCATTGACAAGGCTAGGGATGTTTGGTGTCTGCCACCAGGCATCTTGCCCTGCATCCCAAGCTGGCTGTCCATCGGTCAGCCATGAGTCCTCGCTGATTAGGTCAGGGGTTGCAGCCCAGTTAGATCCGATGACCCTTGTGCCACAAGCCTGAGCCTCTAGTGTCGGCACTCCAAAGCCCTCACCATAGCTAGGGGCAAGTAGCACATCCATCCTGGTGTAGATGGCTGCAAGGTCTTTCTTAGCCATCCCAAAGCGATAGTCCTGTGGGTTAGGCAGTAGCACCTTGTCTTTGGGAATACCAAGTGATTGGAGAACTTGAATAAGGTTCCAGCCACCTGCCATACCATAAGGGTCGGTGTGGAGATAGAGCAAGGCATCTGGTTGTTGTTTAGAGAAGATGCTGAAGGCCATTAGCAATTCGCCAAAAGCTTTCCTGTGAATCAGACCTGAAGCCTTGTTAGCTGCAACAACTCCAATAAGGAAGTCATCCTCTTTGATGCCGAGGTAATCGTTGATAGCGTGTTTGCCAATCTCAAAGGTTGGCTTGTAAACCTTGGTGTCAATAGCATGGGGCACATACTCACACTCGATGCCCTTTGCAGTCATCTGCCTAACGCCGTGAGGTGCCATCGCGATAGGTGTCACATTGGGCTTGCGAAGCCACTGCTCAACCTTTGGTGGCATAGTCACATGATCTAATGGCACCCACGAGGCGATAGGGAACTTGTCATAGCCCTTTGATTGCATAACCCAAACATCGTAAAGGCTGATAAACAGGTTTGGCTTGTCAGGGTTTTTAGCAATGAGGTTCGCGTGATCTATCGGTGCAGCATCGTTGCTGTAAAGGTCAATGCCTCTTGGGAAGTGTGGCACTTTGCCATAAGCTGTTTGGACAGTTGTTGGCACACCTTCGAGTCCGTAGTTCGACAACATCTGAACATCGAGCCCAGACCTTTTGAGATTGTCTAGCAAGTGTGTGGCTTGCTGGCCGTATCCGGTTGGTGCGTTATAGCTGTTTGACCATAGGCTGACAGCTCCGTTAAGTTTCTCTTTTTTAGTAGTAGGCATGGCCTAATACTAGCAAAAGACAAGCCCCAAGCGAACCTACACGCTTGGGGCTTGTCAGCTTATTTAGCTAGGGCTAATTACTTACCTTGGTAGAAACCGATGTGAGTTGCGTGGGTTAGTCCACCATCAACTCGCATTAGGCCTCGGTAGGTCACAGTGTCAGTGTTGAAAGCGAAGTCAGCTGACTGATCAACTCTCATTCCACCTGCAACGCGAACCTTGAATGATGGTAGGTGTCCGAACAATACTGACTTAGCAGCAGTTCCAACAGCAGCAACATTTGGGTTCTCGTACACTGGGTAGCCAAGCAAGGTTGCTGGCTGTCCTGGGACTGCAGAATCGGTCCAGATGTATGCACCTGCACCATCCTTTAGTTTTCTGGCAGCAGCGATACCGGTCTTGCTCATCTGGAAGCCTAGTCCTGGAAGAACGCGAGCTCCATCTGCGATGCCGTAAACAAGGTCAATCAAGTCCTCATACTGTGCAGCGAAGTTGGTTGCGGTTCCACGAACTACTGATCCAGCAGCAGCGGATAGCTTTGTGGTTAGAACATCGTTGACCTTTAGGCCAAGTGAGGTTCCAAGCTGCTGTGCCAAGTAGCTGCTGATGTCGAATCCAGCGTCAGTCACAAGCTCCTGTGCAACCTGCACTAGAGCACCATACTTCTCAGCACCAAGGGTGATGGATGAGAATGTTGGGTTGCTCTCAGAGATGGTTCCTGCAGCTGCAACTGAACCAGAGGTTGAAGTTGCGGTGACTGTTGGGA